CGTGATTTACATGGAGGTAACGTGATGATTAATCCAAATATTCTCGCCACCCAATACGTTTGGAAAGTTGACGTCGGAGGTCAAGTAATTCGGCCCGAACCCGGTGGGTCTTTTAGGAGTTATATCGGTCCATCGGAAATCAAAAAGTATAATCGTACAAACGCTGGTGTAGAAGCGACTATCATTGATTTTGGTTTGTCCTATTGGTCTGAACGTATGCCAAACCCCGAAACGGTTAGTGGTGGATACGAGCACGTGGGTATATACGCGAATCGTCCAGGAACGATTTACTATGATACACATAGGTTCTTGTATATCATTTATGTTAAGGTGAGACAACCACAAAATGCTAAGGAGCGAGCTATTAAAAATTTCATCGAAGAACTCATACCCAACAAGGAGTTCCTCGCGTTTAACGGGAAGTATACCGTAGAGGGATGTCTGAAGATGCCTGGTTTTCGAAAGGATATAAACGCCGGCACCCTCCGGCAAAATCTTCCCACATTCAAGACTATTTTGACGCACCCATTCTTAACTGGTGAGGAGAAACCAAATAGACCAAAGACTCTCAACGAGGCTCTCAAAATGATCATCCCCAAGGCTAAGACTCCCGTCAAGGCTAAGACTCCCGTCAAGGCTAAGACTAAGACCCCTAGTCCCAAACTCTCAACTGCGGAAAGGAAGAAGAAGATGAACAGTGCAATTAAGAGGGCTGCGGCTGTACTCGCCGCTAACAAGAATAAACCCAAAGCCAAACCTCCTCAAAGAAGGCCCGGTGCTGCACGCCCAGTCACCGAGATTAAGACGGCCACTCCAACTCCCAAGGCTAATACACCACCTTACGGGGTGATGTCTCCTTCGAATCTGATGAATCTCGCTAGAAAGATCGAGAGTGGAAGGAAAAAGGCTGCGAACAAGCTGAACGCCAAACTCAAGGAAATCAATGCCATGAAGGGTAAGACACCCACACCCGTTCGTCTCAAACAACCGTACACTTTCACCGATATAAAGGGTAAGAAGCGCGAATTTGTCAGAAAGTTTGCGTATGACAGGGCTTTGGCTAAGAACAAAGCTGAGAGGGAAAAGGTCAAAGCTGAGAAAGAAAAGGTCAAGGCTGAGAAGAAAGAGTATTGGAGGTCTTTCGTTGACGTACATGGTAAGAAGCAGGAATTTGAGAGCCAGTCGGCGTATCATGCGGCTAAGCAAAAGAACTTGCAAGAGTACGCCGCCAAGATGCAGGGAATAATCAATCGTCAGATAGAACGTGGACGTCAGGCACGGCTTAACCCACAGAAGTACTCGTTTGTTGACGTAAACGGTAAGAAGCGTGAGTATGTGAGAAAGGGTGCATACGAAAAGGCTTTGGCTAAGAATAAGGCTGAGAGGGAAAGGAGGGCACAGCCAACGTGGTCGCAGAAGGCTCGATGGAAGAGGGCAGATCGAGGTCAACCTTTTAACATGAAGACACCTCAAAACGTAAGGAACGCCATAAAGGCTGGTAAGAACATGAAGTTTGTTGGAGGCCGTTTCAAGACGGTCACACCTAAGGCTACATGGTCAAACGCGAATAATAAACGATTCATGGAATTATTGGCACGGGAAAAGAACGCTATGAAAAAACGTGCAAATAAGATGAACCAATCAAAGCCTCTCAAGAATGGACCAACCAATCCAGCGGTTGCGTACGCGCACAAAACTCCTAAGGCTAAGACTTCCACAGCTGAAAAGAAAATAGGAAATTACGTTAACGGTCTAACAAAGAAGGAACACGAAATGCTCAAAAAGAAGATCTGTGATTAAATTGTCTGAATATTGTAAATGTTACTCGTGATTATACTCATCATTCTAAATGTCTACATTCTCTTAGAGACGGGTAACAAGCCTGTTACGGTGGCCACTTCGAATGAAAAATGGATTGTTTATGGGACCATGGACTGCGGATGGACTCGTAAGCAATTAGAATTTATGAAGAATTCTGGTAAACAATTTGAGTTTATCGATTGCGCTAATAATGATTGTGCTGGTGTCGATGGTTTTCCAACCATTATTCACCCAGATGGTAAAAAATCCGTCGGTTATACCGAAGTTTAACGGTCAAGACCAGAAATTACCCTGATGGAAATGGAGAGGATGAAAGCATCAAGCATGGAGTTGATAGGCTTGAGCACGGTAATGTGCTTGACAAGCGAGGAGTTCCACACAAGGCGGAGGATGAAGGTGCTGATAAGGATGGAGAGCACGAAGACGAGGAGCTCCCTCACGATATCAGACTTGTTTTCAGACTTGGCAAGGTTGGCGAACATTTATTAATAACTGATATTTTTTTCTAGCTACACTATAAGATGCCCAAGAAGACCAAGGAACTTCCCTTGAGTGGGTCTGAAAGCAAATTTTCAAATCGCCGCTGGGGTTCTAACAAAGGTATACCAAACAACAACTGTTACGCGTATGCGGTAGGTGATTACATGGCATACCGTTGGCAAAAATCCATCCCAGGTGATCGGTCTGGGTTATCTAACGTCAGACATGATTACACCACTTGTAAAGATCTCCCAAGGCGCGTTATTTCGGACAACCCCAAGTCGGTATATAAGGTTGATGGGGACAAGAAATGCAAGAAGGGTTACTATAAGATCATGATGTTCGTATCGTCTGGTCGGCCCACAAATTATATTCGACAAGGTGACTTCCACTTTTACAAGCAACATGGCGTCGTTGAATATAAAATCAAGCCTGGTGATACTATTAAGTCTGTGGCAAGTTTCTTTAAGATACCCGAATACAGGGTTAAGAAGGCTGGTCCATTCAAGGTTGGAAAACGTATAGTTTTCAAGGCTAATGTTTTTAGTCACAAGCGTGGCTGGGCCACTGGACCCCTCTTAGGTGATGCGAATGGTAAGGTGATTAAGGATCCTCGTACTGCGTCTAGGAAGTATAAAGAATTAGACTACGATAAGTACTGCTCAGCTTTCTGCGTCAAGGACAGAGGAATCAAAGTCGGCAAGGGCTATCCCAAGGTCTGATAGAATACTGTTTAAATCTAGAACATCATCTGCGTCAAAGGATATGTCAAACATATCCAAAACATTTAGCATAGACTCCTCGTTTAATGAGACGACGTTAGAAACTTGTGTGTAGTTATTATGAATCGTGACTTCCACTTTAAACTGTGAAACGTCAAATACTTTTCTACACGTTGGGCAGGTGTTCTTACCTTGGGCTTTCCATCTCTCTAGACAGTGGGAATGAAACACATGTCCGCAACGAATCGGAGGATTGTTCCTCGTTGACTTCACTTCATTGAGGCATATAGCACATGTCGACATTCTAGAGTATGGTGTTAAAGTTTTTCCTGTGATTTAGCTCAGTTAGTAGATCTTGGAGGCATCCACGAGAGGCTTGTCACAGCTATTGCATTTGTCATTCTTACCCTGCTGATCTTGGATCTGGGAAAGGAGTTCGGGTCCTTGCTTTTGAAGGAGCTGCCTGTAAGAATAGTTGTCCTCAAAAGGAATGCTATTCTGCTTCATCACATAGTTGTTGAAAAGTTGGGCTGAAGTATTGATAGTGAAACAACGTCCGTCGGCCATACCAAGTCGCTGCGACATTTTTAATTACTATTACTTCAGAAATTAATTTGTCTGTTCGTGATTGTTTTTACCCAAGAATTGAATCCCTTCTCCTTAAAATGATGGATAAGAGGCTCGCATTTATAGCCCAAGAAAACATCAAACACATCAGTGTCCTCTGTTCGTGAAACACGGATTTCGGGATTCTCATTGATGTGTTGGTTAATGATATTGTAAGCAAAAGCAATCTCCTTGAGAGTCTCTGCTCCGGTGATAATGATTTTTCCTGTGGAAAAGATGCTGCATGTGATCTCCTTCATCTCATGAGCTGGCTTGAACTTGATTTTCACGGCTGAATAGCGATCTGGCTCGAAGGAGACTTTGAATATGTCACTGTAGCTTTCGAACCAATCAGCTACCTTCATGAGGTTGATGTTGTAGTTTAGGGAAAAGTTGCTGTTGATCATGACGACTCTGAAAGAGTCAACTGGAACTTTGATTTCCAGATTCAAAAAGACTTTGAAGATGTGAATAAGCTGTGTAATGATACGCTTGCAATCAAAGAGATCACAACAACCGGCAACCTGGATAGAGCCATTGGGAAAAACTTTGACAGACTTAGTACTATAGGAATCGTGATAGGTCAATGTAACTTGATTGTAAAATGTTGTTGGTTTCAGCTTCCACTCAAAACCACCATTGGTGCTGCCATCAGTGCCACAACGCTTCATCTTGTATGTGCCAATAGCTTCAAAGACTTTACGAAGACGCTTGATGTCAATATTTTGAACGAAGTTGGAAACCATTGTGATTGTTGTAATCTTTATCCACGAAGGTCTTATGTCTTCGGGTAGGCCTTTCCTAAACTCGTCAATGGTGAGGAGATAGGAAAATGAGTTGTTTGCGATAGTAGAGTACATTTGTACATAAAATAAAGAACACTTAGAATGTAACTTAGGTGTTTAAAGAATATATTCTTTATGTGAGTAGATGAGTTCTTTCTTTAAATGTGCAAAAGTTGTACATGACGTTGAATCTGATCTCACTTACGTGGAAATTGTTTACGATTCTTACATTCGTGGAAAGGGGTATCAAACATTCACGGATTACATGAATACCGAGCCATTGGCTGATTGGCAGGTATTCGAGTCTAAGAAACATTCGATCCCCTATCTCAAATTTTTGGACATTATGGTTTCTAAAACCATTGAGGTTAGACAGAGAATGGCTGAACTACTCCTAGATGAGATTCTCACAACTAAACGTGATTTGAATACATATATCCGTCTCACACACGCTACTAAAATTCTAGATCCCAGCTTCCAGCCACCCATTATAAATATGAAAAGTGCTTGGCAGAGAGATTTCATTACTAAATTTTGTAAAAAGCATCTACACCATTCTATCGAGGAATGTGTCAAACTAGACCGTTTAGAGTACTTCTTCAACGTCTTACAGTTGATACAACAAGAGCTATAAAGAGCGTGATAAGGAAGATACCAAAGTAAGGAATTCTTTCCTCCTTCGCAATACCAACCTTAATATTTTCATCTGGGCCACAAGTAAAACCCGTGTCAATGTTTCTCCTAGGATGAATGTTGGTGAACACGGTAGATGGCTTCTCGGCAGTCTCACATAATGCGTAGCTGCAATAAACACTCTCATCGGCGCCAACTATACCCTCCCCTGTGGGAGTCTTAGAAAAGTTATCAAAACCCCCGGTCTGTCTTACACTCCCTGGAAGGGAGAAATCATGTTTGACAAATGGGTTGACGTCATTAATAGCATCTTCGTCATTGAGCATAATCTTACTCATAATTACTATTACTTCAGATTATATTTTTTGTCGTTCATTTTAAAACGATGTTCTTCCCACATTTGGTCTAGATCGACATTTAACATATGTGCGAGTTGAAAGAGGTAACTAAAAACATCCCCCATTTCCATCATCACATCTGTACCACGATCTTTCTTAAGATTCGTCTTTTTGTACATCTTTTTGTATTGCCGAATTGCTGATGCGAGTTCGCCGACTTCCTCAGATAGGAGGAGCCATACAGTATCTATGGGTGCGCGATCCCATCCCTTTGATTTACAAACCTTTTCGGTTTCATTTTTGTAATAGTTAAGACTCATACTTAATTCTTCCTAACCGCGTAACTTTAATATGGTTAACTCATAATCCAATTTTCTTGTTATAAGGGAGCTTCTTTCCAACGGTGCTTGTGTTAATGGGTTGATCAAGAAGGGTCCTCGTAGTGTCAATGTCACTTACATAGGCGATGTATTGACTGACCCCTGTTTGAATTTGGGACAAAGCAGTCTCGATGACACGAGAGTTCATAGCCTTGACTTGCTTATTGACCTCTTTATGATGGTTGCCAGAGTTGTTGATGAAGACGACACGCATGATACCGTAAAGATCATCAGGGTTTTGGTAATCTATAGATATACCAGTACGATCCTTAAAGGCCTGACGAATAGCCTTCTGAAGAAGATTTTTGTTGAATTCAGAAAAGAAAAGTCCGTTCAATGGAGTCTCACACTGTTTCATAGAATTCAGGTGAAGATTACTCATTTAATATACACCCCGAAAAAAATTGTCTGTAGATATTAAATGCTGAACTACTCGGACTTTGATGAGGCTTATGCCAAGGGTCCCAATTCTGTTGACACTATTAAATGCAGTGCTCCCTCCTGCTTTGTTGGTTCGTATCCCCCCGTCGCGAAGCCTGGTGAGACCGGTCCCTTCTTTGTGAATACCTACCTTCTCCAGCCCGATCGTCGCATGGAGACCCTCGGAACGGCTACCGTCCGAAGTGGGGATTTACCTTTGAGAAAGAAGTAAGTTAAAAATAAAATTAGAACATTAGGTATATGAGGGTAATTAAACGCTCAGGTCGTATTGAGGATATGAAATTTGATAATGTCACCAATAGGATCAAGAACTTAACGTATGGACTTTCTGAGAACTGCGATTCTTCCAAGGTTGCGCAACAGGTCTTCTCATCCATGTATGATATGATCAGTGCTCAAGAAATAGATACACTCTCTGCCGAAATTTGTATTGGAATGATTACATCTGACCCAGACTACGAGATTTTAGCCACTCGTATTGTGGCGAGTAATATTCAAAAGGTATGTCCCAACAACTTCCATCTCGCTATGAGGAAACTTTTAAAAGCGGGTATAATTACCGAAGAGGTTTCAGAAGTTGCTTTCAAGGTTAAGGACTCTATTAAGAGTGATAGGGACTTTGATTTTGGGTATTTTGGTATCAAGACTCTCGAGAAGAGTTACCTTCAACGCGTTGATGGACGATTGGTGGAGACTCCACAGTATATGTTTATGCGTGTAGCCATTGGCATTCACGGTAAGGATATTCCAGCTGTGATTGAGACTTACGATAAAATGAGTCAGGGTATGTTTATTCACGCCACTCCAACCCTTTTCAACGCGGGTACTCCAAGGCCTCAGATGTCTAGCTGCTTCCTAATCGCGAGTAAAGAAGACTCAATTAACGGTATTTATGGGACTCTGACTGAAGCAGCACAGATTTCCAAATGGGCCGGAGGGATCGGAATGCACATCCACGACATAAGAGCTAATAAGGCGAAGATTCGTGGAACTAACGGACAATCCGATGGTATCATTCCAATGCTGCGAGTTTTCAATGCCACAGCTAGGTACGTAAATCAAGCGGGCAGAAGAAAGGGTTCGATTGCGGTCTACATTGAGCCGTGGCATGCGGATATCATGGAATTCCTTGAACTTCGCCTCAATCAAGGTGATGAGGAAGCGAGGTGTAGAGATCTCTTCTCCGCTCTCTGGATCCCTGACCTTTTCATGAAGAGGGTTGAAGAGAATGGTAACTGGTCGCTCTTTTGCCCAGACAAGGCTAAGGGTCTATCGGATGTATACGGTGAAGAGTTTGAGACTCTCTACACAAAGTATGAAGAGGAGGGTCTAGCTACCGCTACCGTACCCGCAGCTGATGTATGGAAGGCTATTTTGAAGAGTCAGACCGAGACTGGAACCCCTTATATGCTTTACAAGGACTCGTGCAACCGAAAGTCTAATCAGAAAAATCTTGGCACGATCAAGAGTTCTAATCTTTGTACGGAAATCATCGAATATACCGATGCCGATGAGACTTCTGTATGTAATTTAGCCTCTATCGCGCTCCCCAAGTATGTGAATAAGGAGACAAAGACGTTTGACTTTGATAAGCTTCATGAAGTCACCAAAATTGTCACCCGGAACTTGAATAGAGTCATAGATCGCAACTTTTATCCAGTTGAGACTGCTAAGCGCTCTAACATGAGACATCGCCCTATTGGTCTAGGTGTTCAGGGCCTAGCCGACGTGTTCATCATGTGTGGTCTCCCCTTCGATTGCGAGGATTCGCGTACGCTCAACGCACACATTTTCGAGACTATGTACCACGCAGCCCTCGAGGCGTCTTCGGAACTTGCCGAAGTTGATGGTTCGTATGAGACATTTGAGGGCTCTCCAGCATCTCAAGGCATTCTTCAGCCAGATATGTGGGAGGGTGAGACGAAGTTCAGTGGTCGTTATGATTGGGATGCGATGCGAGAACGTGTAAAGACGAAGGGTCTTAGGAACAGTCTTCTTCTGGCTCCTATGCCTACAGCCTCTACGGCGCAGATCCTAGGTAACAATGAGTGCTTTGAACCCTACACGACCAACATCTATCTAAGGCGTACCCTCGCTGGTGAGTTTGTGGTTGTAAACAATCATCTCGTGAATGCTTTAAAAGAACGTGCTCTCTGGTCAAAAGAAATGAAAGACTTGATGGTTAAAGCCGGTGGATCAGTACAGAATATAACAGACATCCCAGATGATATCAAGTCTTTGTACAAAACTGTTTGGGAAATTAGCCAAAAAGTTATTATTGACATGGCGGCAGACAGGAACCGTTTTATCGATCAATCACAGTCTATGAATCTCTTCATGGAGAGTCCAACTATGTCTAAACTCTCCTCAATGCATATGTACGCATGGAAATCTGGCCTCAAAACAGGAATGTACTATTTGAGATCTAAGGCTAAGGCTCGACCAATCCAGTTCAGTTTAGAGCCAGAATGTGTGGCTTGCTCAGCTTAAAGTTTTCACTTGTTGTACAGTTAGTCATGGACAAGGCAATTGAAAGTCTTCAAATTAACGAATACAATAACAGAAAGATCGTTATTAGTACGAAGCAAGGAACTCCATTTCGCATGCAGTTTCCCCGTATGTACATGCCATTTGGAGTATCTGGATTTACACCAGAGGTAGGTAAGACGAAGTATAATATTGATTTCGCGATTAAGGGCTTTGACGAAGATGGGAGTTATATGAAGAAGTTTTACGATTCTATCCGAAAAATTGAAGACATGATTGTTGATTCTGTAGTTGAACAAAGTGAAGCTATTTTTGGTAAACCAATGACTAAGGAGGAGCTTCAACCAATGTTCAATTCAAATGTTAAGGAGTCAGCCGATCGCGAGCCCAAATTTCGTGTGAAGGTTGATACTGACATGGAAGATAACATCAAAGCTACGGTTTACAATTCTGACAAGAATCCCATTAGGGACGAGGTCACAAACGGTCTCTATGCAAGGAATTCTGGGCATGCTATTGTTGAACTCAATAGCGTGTATTTCTTGAATAGGATGTTTGGATGTACTTGGAAATTATATCAACTTGTGGTTTACGAACCCCAAAATCTAAAAGGATTTCAATTTGTCTTACCTGACAGGTAAGACGGGAAGACGCTGACCCCTGGCATTAAGCCTAAAGTTACCTCCACGGGGACCAGCCATCACGGGTAGACCGGCTTGTGTACCAATTGGAGCAGCACCAATCTTTTGCGCGGCCCTAGCTTGTGCCTGGTTCAACTTCGCGGTTCCGAAGGAGATCGCATTCTTGGTCATTTGGTTTGCCTTCGCACGACCGGCGGCGATCGCCTGATTCTTCGCAGCCCTAGCGGCACTCTTAAGTTCAGCCTTCGCCTCTTGCGCGAGATCCTTCGCTACATTCTTTGCAGCAGCCTTCGCCTGCTTCGCGGCAGATTTCGCAGCCATTTTTGCCATAGCACCGAAACCCATTGTGTTTTACTATATCACTATATTATTATTTAGTTGGCTTGTGGTAAGTTGTTGGGTGTACCTAGATTGGGTGGGTTACCCGCAACCTGTGAAACTACATTAGTTCCCATTTGATTAAGAAACGCGGGAGTAGGCTTGTAATTGCGCCCACTTGAAGTATTCACATACGTACCTCCATTCGCTCCCTGCATTATCCGACGTCCCTGAGAATCCAGGTAGTTGGTAGGTACATTAGCGTTGAACTGAAGACCCCTCTTAATAGCAACTTGCTTAGCCTTCTCAAGAGCTTGGGCCTGGGCCTGCTGAACCATAGCGAGAGCCTGTTCATGGGCCTTCTGCGCCATAGCGTAACCCTGGGATTGGGCCTGCTCAGCTAGGGATTTACCACGAGCGCGGGCCATCATCGAGTTACCGTTACGGGCATTATTGTTCCTATTGTTGTTACCACGAGCATTATTGGGAGTCTTGGTTAAACCGTTGAGTAACTTGTTACCGTTGTTACCATTGTTGCCCTTGTTGTTACCATTGTTACCCTTGTTGTTATTTCTCACGGCAACATTGGGGTTACGAGCGGCGTTGTTGGGACCTTGGCCTTGGTTATTGGAAGCCATTATTACTTTTTACTGACATTTTTATTCAACATCAAAATACGGTAGATGGTCTGAGCCTCCTTAAGTAATTTACCTTGAATTTTCATAAATTCAGTCGTGCTTAAACCGAGTCTAATTTTGGCGATCTTCACTGAGTCTTCCCAGCGTTTGAGAGACATTCTTACATTATATAGACAAAATTTTACTGCATCTTAGCTATCTTCTTCTCATACTCCTTGGTGCCAGCCTTGGGCTGAAGCTTGAAGCCAGTCTTCTTGGGCTTGAACACCTTCACCATAGCCTTCTTACCCTCGCTCTTCATGCGATCGAGCGCAGCCTTGCTCGCCGCCTTGGAGACGATCCGGCCATCCTTCATCTTGAGATCTTTCTTGGTGAGACCACCAGCAGTCTTATCAGCGTTACCATGGAAAACTTCCGCGCGGGAACCAACCGTCATTTTTACATTAAGCGTGGAAAATTTTCTTGATGTCCAAGATGGAAATCTTATCTGTTGTCCTGTTCACAGGTATTTGTTTCTCAATTCTTTCATCGTTGAGGACTTCTGCACACACGATTGATTTGTGACCTTGGAGAGCCATCATTTCCTCTTCAACGCTGATGAATCTTGGGCACTCTTTGTAGACCAATTTCTTCACATGAACAGCTTGGGTCTGGCCAGTGCGGTGACTCCTACCAACCGCCTGTAACTCGGTAGCCGGGTTCCAAGCAGGTGCTGTAATATAAACGCGGGTAGCTTCTTGGAGATTGAGACCCTGACCCCCACTCTTGATCTGGATGATGAAGACGGCTCCGGATTCAATCTTCTTAAATTCATTGACCTGCCTGACCCTCTCCTCCTTTGGAACTGATCCATCAATCCTGAAAACAGGGCATTCAAGCTTGGATTGGATGTAGTTCATCTCACCCCTAAACTGACAGAAGATGAGGGTTTTCTCATTTGGATGCTCCTTCAAACACTTGAAGAGGGTCTCCATCTTGTTAGACCGCCCCTCCCACTTTGTGGGGGTAGTTCCATTTTTGAAAGCCACACCATTCATGTACATTTGGGGATGAATCATACATTGCCTGGCACGGAGAAGACACTCCAAAATGATCATGTTCTTGGAGTTGAGACTCTGAGCATTTCGGAAAGCGTCCTTGATGGTCTCTTGAGCTTCTGTAAACACAAACTCATAGAGGGACTTTTCCTCTGGGAACATCTCAAGTTCCACATTCTCAAAGTAACAAGGAGGAAGGGCAATACGCTCATTGATCTTAGCCAGGTCTTCTTTGGTCCTGCGGAGGATGTAGATGTCCTTGATCTCCTTGGTTCTTCCCTGAACAAAGTTCTTGGGGATGCCCAAAAAGGCACAAAGATTCACAAAGTCATCCATCGAGTTGAACACCGGTGTTCCAGTGACCAGCCACTTGATATCCGTTCTGAGATCACAAACACCCTTGAATGTTTTGCTGCGCTTGTTCCTGATCTCATGAGCTTCGTCAAGAATAACACGGTCCCACGTGACATTGTGGAGAGGAGTTGTTTGATCCTTCCTCTCCGCGACCAAAGTGTAAGGTGCGATGATCACTTTGGTCTCCATATCGAGCTTTCGGTTAGGACCATCGAAAACACCGACAGTTAGACTGGGCGCGAAGCGATTGATTTCTTCAACCCATTGAGTGATAATAGATTTGGGTACGATGATGAGTGTACGATCTCTCGGATTTGCGAGCATCGTAGAGATCAGTTGCACGGTCTTACCCAGACCCATTTCGTCACTGAGAAAGCCCCCCTTGGGGCCAGAAGTTTGAGCCTCCATTCCAAGCATCCACTTAACACCATCACGCTGGTAGGGAGCAAAGAGGCGGCCGTTAAGTCCTTCAATCTTCATTGAAATAGTCTTCGTCGGGGTTTGGTTCAATCTCACACGGAGGTGGTTCAGTTGGTTGTTTTTTCTTCCGAGTTTTCTTCAACTTAGGTGCTGGAAGTTCATCTTTGTGTTCCCTGAAATAGAGAACCTTATCCCAGAATTCTTTCATGACTGGCAGATAGGTTTTGAACCATTCACGATCACGAGGAACGTTGACCACATCAAATTCTTCTGGCTTTGGCCAATTCGTGGCTGCGGGTTTGTATTGGATAAAATCCGCGGATTCTAAATCTAGAATCTCCATACAAAGTTGCAGTTGTGGCATATAATGCTCAGGTACTTCACCGGGGATGATAGCTCTTTGTGGAGGACACTTAATCTCAACAAGTTTTCCAGATTCTGATACACCATCTGGGCTTCCACCTAGCCATTTATGTACGGGATGAGGACAGAGACCGATCTCATGAACAACTTCGTTGTGACGCTGTTCGTACAGGATACGGGCTTCGTCTTCATAAAGCTCTCCGTGACGAGTAGCCGCATTCCCCGTAAATTTTTCGCCGAGACCGCATTTTTTGAGAAGAAGTTTCTCAGGTGTTTCGTACTTGTTTTTACCTATGGCAGTGGCCGCATCAGATGCTGTGAGCATATTTCCACGTAAAGCGAGCCACTCCTCTGATTTCTGGGCTGCATACTCCCTCTCGATCAGCGCTTTCACATTTGGATGCATATTAAATTAATAGGATCTATAGTTTTTAAGCTGTTCGAAGAATAACTTAGCTGCGTTTTGTTCAGCTTGCTTCTTACTTTTAGCCGTTCCTCTACTCATAAATTGACCGTTTATCCATATGTCAATGTAGAAAATTCCTTCATGATGTCCCGCCACCCGATATTCAGGGAGTTGCCAGCTGTTAAGCTGACAATATCGCATCAGATGATCCTTGAAGTTATCATCTATCATGATAAGATTCATATCAATGAACTTGGGATCATTATAGATCCTAAGAACAAACTCCTTAGCGTGAAGAAGACCTAGATCCATGTAGATTGCTCCAATCAGAGCCTCAAAGACATCTTCTAAAATCTTAGGATTATTATTCCAACCATTTCTCATTCCCTTATCATCCATTATAACCATCTTTTCGAGACCAAGCAACTTTGCAATATTCGCTAATGTTTCACCACGAACCAGCTTTGTACGAGCTTTCGTGAGGAAACCTTCTTGACGACTTTCATATTGATCAAACAGGAATTTAGTGATAACGAAACCGAGTACGGAGTCACCAATAAATTCTAGGGTCTCAAATGATTCATTCAGTTGTTCATATTCCTTAAGAGCGGATTTATGTGTAAAAGCCTTTTGGTACAAATCAAGATTTTTGATCTTTGTACCAACAAGTTGTTCAATTTGAGGTTTAGTAACGAAACCTACCATGTTTTGTTGTTATTAGTATGTGTTTTTATTTTTTTAAGCCTTCTTAATGTAATGAGGGCTGAGGTACTTTTGGAGATTGAGATAGGTCACAACAACATCCGCTGGAGGAGCGAGAAGATCACGGAGCTTGTCGTCAAGAATGATCTGGCGACCGTTCTCGGGATGCTTAAGACCCTTCTCAATGATGTAGGCGTTCACGAACTTGGTTACCTCGGAGCGAGAGATGAGCTCACCTTCGGGAAGTGAAAGAAACTCGCGCAACTTAGGTGTAATTTCTTGCTTTCGGTTGAAACCGTTGTTCGCCGCGCGAGCCTTAGCCTTCTCACCGGTAGGATCATCTTGGACGCTCTTCACCTTACGAACGAGCTTAACGAGAGACTTGACATCAGCACGGAGAGCAGCAATTTCGGATTGAATAGTTTCGAGAGACATTATATCTTATCTAGGTGGTTAATCTTTAAGTCACAATAGAAGTAGGAAAATACAGGCAAGAATTACCGCCAAAAACATTAAGACCTTTATATCAATCCAATCAATTCTCCGTTCGGGTTTAGCCGCGCGGGGGCGTTTGATGATTCTGAATGGCTGCTTAGGTATCTTACCAGGACATCCACCAGCACAGCAGTCCTTTGGGCATGGAATGACATGAGGTCCCTTGCGTACACCACAAAACTGCTCCTTCTTGGGGTTCCTCACATCGTCATACGCATAGCATCTGCATTCTTCAATAACATTACAGACCATATTATTATATCCCAATATATTAATGGATGAGAAAAGTTACTCGAAAGTTACCATTGAAAAATTTATGAATGAGAATTTATTTTTCAAAGATGCGAAATTGAAAAAATATTTCGACAGGAACGAACAGAGAGATCTGGGTAAGTTCAGAGAGCGTTTAAGGAGCAAGCATTCTGACAAAGAGTTGGAGAAGATGATGTACGTGTTGGTAACAGATTCCATTCGAGACATAATCCTTGACACCATTGGTAATCTTACCCAAAGTCTCAAATCCTCTGGTGATCTCATCGTGAGTGGTGGAGAAGCGTTCAATTACTATGTAGACTTTAATGACCGTATAGTCACTACAGATATTGACGCCAAGTTTGTTCCTTTTATGAAAACAAATACCAAGTACTTTGGTAAACTCCAAGCTCTCAAACTATTGTTATGGGATATGTTGGGTAAATACGCGAAAAATCTCAACGTACGGATCAAGAAACGTATTATGTCGTTCCAAAAGACCCATAGTAAACTGTTCAAGTTTATGGGTGTTGGTTTCAGTAAAGCTGGTCCTTACGTAACTAGGAGATAT